TACCGGTGGCGAACCGCCGAGCGGCAGTGGCCCCATGCCATCAGAGGAAAGCAGTACCGGTGGCGAACCGCCGAGCGGCAGTGGCCCCATGCCATCAGAGGAAAGCAGTACCGGTGGCGAACCGCCGAGCGGCAGTGGCCCCATGCCATCAGAGGAAAGCAGTACCGGTGGCGAACCGCCGGGAAGCCAAGGCCCCGTGCCGTCATGAAAGCCGCCGTTGTGGACGTCCAACTTTATGGTGCCAACACTGCCAGACCTGTTGTCGCGGCGCGGTTCGCAAGAGCCCCGTCGGCGCCCCGGCGGTGTTCGCCGCACTTGGCACTACACCCGAGCAGTTGCTCGCTGGGTGGCCGCCGGCAGGCCCACCCGGTCTGCCCGGGAAGTCGCTCACTTGCTCGCGATCCATTGTCTGCGCTGCCAGGCTTACGATCCGCAGCAGCAGCTTTGTGTCGCATGTGGGTGCCGTATCTCAGACAGGTCCATCCCCCTAGCCAATAAACTCGCGATGGCTACCGAAGCTTGTCCCCAGGCAAAGTTTGACGTTTCGTCAGGGGAGCAACTTGCTGTGGATGCTTTGCATGATTACTTTGAGCGCGTATACCTGATCAACTTGAAGCGGCGACCCGACCGCCTGCGCACTTGCCTGGCTCGCCTGCAGCGCTACGGCTGGCCGTTCCGGACCCCGCAAGTTTATCCGGCCATCGACGGCGACAAAGTCGGTGTGCCGCCGGCATTCACCCAAGGCGGCGGGGCCTACGGCTGCCGGATGAGTCACCTGCGCATCCTCCAGGATTGCCTCATGGAAGATGTCTCGTCGGTGTTGATCCTAGAAGATGACGCTGACATCACCGAGGGGTTTCCCGAGCGAGTCAAGGCCTTCTTGGAAAACGTCCCGAGCGACTGGCAGGGGATCATGCTGGGCGGGCAGCACCACGCTCCGCCTATCCCCACCAGCATGCCCGGTGTGGTGCGGGTGCGCTATTGCCAGAGGACGCATGGCTATGCGGCCCGGCCTAACTATATGCGGGCCCTTCAACGGCGCTGGGGCAACGGCACCGTGCATATCGACTGGCTCATGCGCGATTGGCAACATCAGCACATTGTGTACGCGCCCGTGGAGTGGTTGATTGGTCAAGCTGGCGGCCGTAGCGATATTCGTGGCGCTGTAAAGCCAACAGAGTGGTGGAACGCCTCCAACCTGACGCCGAGGCCTGTGGCAGTAGCCTTGGTGACGCGGGACGTCCTGGAGGCGATGTTGCCGCTGGGTTTCCATCCTGGCATACAGCGCGATCCGGATGGGATCGACGTGGCGCTTCGGCGCTGTCTGGCGGAAGGTGCGACGCATCGGCAGCGCATCGAGGGCCTCAGACACTGGCTGGAGTCGATTTGGGCCGAATCCGTGGGCGGGCTGCTGCCTACCGTATGGCATCCGCAAGCGACGGCCGAACTGCTCCGGGAGGCATGGAGCGGCCCAGTGTATTTGGTCCGCGGAAACTCGGCTGAAGAGGCCTTCGCTTGCCTGCCGCCCGAAATCCAAGAGCGCATGCGGCAGCGCGCGACACTCCACGTCAATCCGATTGTGCTCCTGACCTGCCCCCGCGAAATGGTTGAAGAGTTGCCCGCCCATGGATTCCACCCCGGGTACTGGCGCGACCGGCAGACCGGCTTGGACAAAGGGCTTGAGCGGATTTTTGGCGAAATGCCTGCCGACCAACGGATCGCGGAACTGCGTAAGTGGTGTGAGTTTTTGTGCCGTGAGGGCGATCGCGACGGCTTGATCGTCGCGGCCCGGCACCCTCAACTGACCGCGGCCATGCTTCAAGCCGCCACCACCCGCCAAGTGGTGACCATCAAAGCAAACAGTATTGAGGAACTCCAACGGGCTATCGTAGGTGCAACATGAATCTACCCGTCTGGCTCTATTGGGAAGGTCCCATGCCGCCGTACATCCGGCTGTGCATCGACCTTCTGAAGGCTCACAACCCGGGCGCCCGGCTGCTCGGGCCCGAAGACTTGCCCGGGCTCGGTTTTTCGCCTGAGTTCCTGGCGGCGATCAACACCTGGCACGTCTGCCAGAAATCGGATGCCATTCGAGTGTGGCTGCTGGCGGAGTACGGCGGCGTCTGGTGCGACGCGGATTGCGTGCCGCTGAAGCCCTTCGACCTTATCGCCCGGGCCGCCGAAACCTCGCCGGGGGGCCTGGCGGCCTATCTCTCGACGGACAACACCATCGGCGTCGGTCTGTTTGCCGCGCGCCCGGGCGCAGAAGCCATCGAGCGATTGCGAGATTGCATCTTGGAGGTCGCTCGATCCGGTCGCAGACCCGGGTGGCTGGAAGTGAGCAGCGCGCCGATGACACGCATCGTCAATGGCATCGGCCGCCAGCGTTGCGCTCTTTTGCCGCTGGATCACGTCTTGCCGATTTCGTGGCGAGATCAGCACCTGCTATCCGTGCGGGCAGGCGAGCAGGATCACGCCGCGTGGCTGGCGGCCCGCCCCAATATCTGGACCTGCATGCTGTCGAACCATCGTCTGCACGATGCGGCACTCGAAGACCACATTCCGGGTTTAACGCGCCACGAGCTCTGGACCTCTGATCGCCTGTTGTCGCACGTGATTCGGGCCTCGGCTGCGCGACTGCATTCTACGGTTGTCCCGGCCGGCCGGGCCGTGGTGACGTTGAATCTCTACGGCGATGGGATGCCTCAGAACATCCGTGAATCGCAGCGTGCGGCCGCCGAGCGCTGGGGCGCCGAGTACGTCGAGATCACCCGCCCACTGTTCGGCTGGCGCGAACCCTGGTGGGAAAAGCTGAACCTCGACAAGCATGCCGCCGCCTACGAGCGGGTAGTGTATTTCGACCGCGACGTGATTGTGCGGGCCGACTGCCCAAATCTCTTTGATCGCGTGCCCGCAGAGGCCATCGGCGCCGTGGCCTCGGAGCAGGAGGGCCACAGCCTGTTGCACCATATCGAGCCCAAGGTGCAGCCGTTGGGCGAAATCTTGGGCGTGAGGCTGGATTGCGCCCACGAGTATGTCAACTCCGGAGTGTTGGTGTTCGCCCCGCACCGGCACCGGCAAGTCTTCCAGGCGGCACGGTTCGTTTGGGCACTTACCGGCGACCACTCCTCATGGGAGATTGGCGACCAAGGCCCCGTGAGTCTGGCCTGCAAATGGACTGGCACGCCGCTGGGCACGCCGCTGTGCGTGCTGCCTTCTCAATTCAACCGTTGCGGGGCGCGGCTTTGGGACCACTGGACTCCCAAGATGGATGATTACGTTTGGCACTTCTGCGGGCGCAGAAACTGGTCCTACATGGCCGACACCGATTGGCGCAGGTGCCCATGACCAGACCCAACATGACGTGGCTAGAGCTTGACATCACCTATGTCTGCGGCATGGGCTGCGCCAATTGCAATCGCATGACGCAACTGATGCCAGGGCGCCCTGACGAAAATATCCGTCTAGAACAGATCGACGAACTCATCGAGGCGTCAGAGCGCCTGGCATACCCCTGGCAGCACTGGTGGCTCGTCGGCGGAGAGCCGACCACCCGCCCCGACTTGGAGGCCGTCGTCCGCCGCATCGGCCGATACCGCGACCGGCGAGGGCCTGGAGACTTTCAGCTCGGGCTGGCGACGCACGGTCACGGGGCGGCCACACGGCAGCGACTGCGGGAACTGACGCGCGAGTTTCCGTTCCTCCGCGTGCACAACTCGCGCAAGACGGGTCCGGTCCACCCCGAGTTCGTCGCCCCCTGCGTGGCGCCCGTGGACCGCGCCCCCGAGGCTTTGGCAGGCCACCGCTTCGGCGGCTGCAACGTTTCTTGGCACTGCGCCCTCGGCTTCACCTTCACGGGCTTTTACTGCTGTGCTGTGGCCGGGGCGATCGACCGGATACGGGGTGGCCGAGGCGGGCTCACACGCCTGGAGCACGTAACAGAAGCGACCATGCGCGACCTCTACCAGGTCTTTTGCCCTGTGTGCGGGTACTACCCTGGGGCCGGACTGATTCCAATCTCAGGAGCCGGTCAAACGCTGATCTCCGCAACCTGGCGCCAAATGCTTGCCCGTGCTTCTCAGGCTTTTCCCGAAGCCAGTCCGCCGCAGTGAGCCATTCTTCTCGCCCCCTACCGCATCGTCGGCGTCCGCTTGGGTTGGGGAGGGCTGGCGTCGTAAGGCCGATCGAACAAGTGCTGCGGCACCTCGGCTACCTCGATCCCTTGCGGGGCTTTGGCCCCCAACGCCGCGGACCGTGCCCCCTGCACGACGCCCCCAGCGACCGGCATCGCTCCTTCTCGGTCCACCTGCGAAAGGGCGTGTTCCGCTGCTTCCATCCCGAGTGCCAGGCCCAGGGAAACACCCTCGATCTCTGGGCCGCCTATCACCGGCTGCCCCTCGGGCAGGCCGCGGAAAGCCTCGCCACGACCTTCGCCCCCCCCACTTGACATCCGCCGAGAAATCGGCGACAGAGAACAAAGCGGCAACAGAGAAGAGGAATCTGTAAGTGGACCCCTTCGGGTTGGGGGGGCCGGCGTCGTAAGTCGGCATCCCCGTTGATGTTCTGTCATTGTGGTAGACCGGCATGGCCGCCAGCTTCCCAAGCTGCAATTGAGGGTCCGACTCCCTTCCGGTGCTCTATTGAGTCTGCCGGCTTCGGCCGGCGCGGTGGAGCCTCCCGCCGCGTGCCTCAGACTCAGTGTGCCGTCTTGAGATCGTTGATCTCAGGACGGCTTTTTTTGGGAAGAGGGGGCTTGACAGGGCCTGCCTGAACGGTAGAATCTGTGCTTCACTAGCCGGGCCCTCTGTGAGGCACACGGACGGCCCGCGAACAGATTCGCAGGCACTGCGCCGAGCTTCTTCGACCGCCAGCCCGGCCGGTGTTTGGATGCAGGGAGGCCTTCGCATGACGCGAGCGCGGTCTATTCCCCGCGGCAGGCCCCGTGGTGGTGCCTATGTGTTGCCGGGTCAATCTCACGTTGACACGGCTCACGGAAGAGCACTATCTGCCATCCCGTCTGGCCATGCGCTCGCGGTCGGCCTATCAACTCCGTCTATTAGTGCGCGACTTCGAGCGCTTTGCGGGCCCTGTGCCCCTGTGTCGCGTAACCGACGAGCTGGTCACTGCGTGGCTGCGCTGGTTGCTGGCGCGCGGTCTCAGCCCCGCGACCGCGAACACACGGCGGCGGGGGATCAACACGCTACGCCTGTGGGCCTGGCGTCAGGGCTTTGTGGACGCGCCCCCGCGATGGGTGCCCCGCCTGCGCGAGCCACACCGGGTGCCCGCCGCCTGGACAGTCGAGGAGATCAGCGCCCTCTTGCGCACCGCAAGACGATGGCCCGGCCGCATTGGCGAGCACGCTGCGGCCGATTGGTGGTATGCCCTGATCTTATGCATCTACTGGACGGGTGTCCGGATCGGCGACGTGATGGCGGCTCGCGCGGGCAGCGTAGATTGGCGGGCGGGCGTGTGGACTTGTCTGGCCACAAAAACGGGACACGAGCAGCGCTATCGCCTGCACCCGACCTGTTTGGCAGCGCTGTGCAAATTGCGCCAGCCCGACGCCCAGCGTCCACTCTTTTTCTGGCCCTATTCGTATGGCCACCTCTTTGTCGCCTTTCGGGCCATCGTCTGCCATGCCGGAGTGCGTTACGACGGGCAGCCGCGGCAACTGTTTCACCGGCTGCGGCGGACTTGCCTGAGCTACTGCTGGGCGATCGATCCCGCCTTGGCCCAGCGCCAGGCGGGGCACTTTTCGGCGGCGACGACCTGGCGGTTTTACGTCGATCCTACGCTCACGGGCGAGCGGAGCGCAGCCGATGTATTGCCGGTGCCCGATTGCCGGTAGCCCGGTCAGAGACGCCCCCTCCGTCTGGTAGGCCGTCTAGGCCCCCCCGAAAAAATTCTTGCAATTTTTTGCGGCCACTTTCCCACGAATTTTCAAAAAAAATTTGCCAGGTGTATATAGAGGTAGAAGCCCGTAACAAAACGTTGCCGCCCGGCGTGTGATGAACGCCGGGCGGCTATACCGGAGGCCGCGGATGTCCACCACAGCGCCCGGTGCGCCTATTGTATCATCGGCCCAGCCTGTTGACAAGTCTTTTCTGGACAAGCTGCGGCCGCTGGTCGAGCGCTATAGCACTGCCCCGCCAGGCTGCCGGCCATTGCAGTCTGCCGATGCCGAGGACCTCCAGCAGACCTTGTGGCTGACCGTCCTGGAGCATGCATCCCAGGAGATCAACGACGACGACTTTTGGCAAAAGCTGCTTGGGCGCACGCGCCAGCAGTGGTGGCGAAAACAGAAACGCTGGGAGAAACAACATGCCTTGCAACCACCACCCGAATCGGCGACGCCGTGGCGGCGCAGAAGCGGTTATTGGCCTCCCTGGATACTTCTGGGCGAACCCGAAAGCGTCTATCGTGCCCAGGCGAAGGAACACCTTACGAGTCACCAGTTGGCCGACTTTCGCCGCTGCCCGCTCTTGTACCGCAAGAAGAAGCTGGGTCTGATCGAAGAGGAGGACCGGCCGGCGTTTCTGGTGGGCCGGGCGCTGCACACGCTGGTGCTGGAAGGCCACGAAGTGTTCGGGAAAGACTACGCCGTCGGCGGGCCGGTCAACCCGAAGACAGGTGAAATCTACGGCGCGAACACCAAAGCCTTTGCCGAGTGGGCCGCCCAGCAGGGCAAGCCGGTGCTCACCTTCCAGCAACACGACCTAATCCAGCGCATGGCCGAAGGGGTTCGCGGGCATGGTCTGGCGACGGACCTGCTGAGCGAAGGCACACCAGAGGGCGTGGTGCGTGCCGAGTATTGCCAAATGTCATGTCAGATTCGCATGGACTGGTTCGACCCGCACCGGGGCCTCGTGGACCTGAAGACCTGTGACGACCTGGACTGGTTCGAGGCCGACGCCCGGCGCTATGGCTACGTCCACCAGGTGGCGTTCTACCAGGCCGTGCTGCTTCGGAAATTCGAGCGTCCGGCTCGTGTGGATATTCTTCTGCCGGTCCACTTCATCGCCGTGGAGAAGAAGGAACCGTACCGCTCGGGCGTTTGGAAGGTGCATCCGGACGCCCTGGTACAGGCCCGGCGCGAAAACGAGGCGGCCATCGAGCGGCTGCGACGGTGCATGGCCACTGATACGTGGCCAAGCGGCTACGAAGAATGCCGCGTGTTCGATTGCATCTGAGCCGGTCGCCTGTCGGGTCTTTTGAAGTTGAGTAGGCATGTCATGGACAAGGATCGTTGCCGCACCCGAAGGCGACCGGCCTTTTTTGCGAACTTCCCATTGTCCTTTCCACGGAGAACTTCGCATGCCCCTTCCGGATACCGTGATCAGCCAATCCCATTTGCGGGCCCCCAAGGGCATCATCTACTCCGCCCCAGGGGCGGGAAAGACGACCTTCGGGGCGTCCGCGGACCGGCCGCTCATCGTCGATTGCGAAAACGGCGCGGCCCACGTGCAGTGCCACCGCACGCCGTACCTGGCCACCTGGCCCGAGATCGAGCCCTGGCTCGACGGCCTGGCCGTCGGCGGCCATGAGTACCAGACGGTCGTGATCGACTCGATCGACTGGCTCCTGCGGCGGATCGAAGAGCACGTGGCCGGGGTGGACGGCACGCCCACCGGCATGAAGCAGACCTTGAACCGCTCGCACGGTGGCTACGGCAACGGCCGGCAGGTACTGAAGAACTACGTCTACCAGTACCTCTTACCCGTGCTGGACCGGCTGGTTAATGGAGGCGTGGCCGTGCTGCTATTGGCCCATGCGATCCGTCATTCGATGACCACGATCGATGGAATCGAGCTGGAGAAGTCCGCCCCCGAAATCCATCCCGACCTGGCCAACACGATGATCGAGTGGTCAGACTTCGTCGGGGCGATCCGCCTAGTCGGCGGGGCGATCCGCCTAGTCGGCCAGGACCGGGAACTCATCCTCTACGAGACGCCACAACTGGTGGCCAAGAACCGCTATGGCATCGCGGAAAGCCTGCCACTGTCGTGGCCGGCCTTTGTCGCGGCGATCAGCAATCACAATCCCCAATCCCAAGGAGCTTGAAATCATGGTCAATCTGGCCGGATTCGACGCTTCCCAGGTAGAGCCTACCACCAGCTTCGACCCCATTCCTGCCGGGAAATACCTGGCGATGATCACGGCCTCAGAAATGAAGCCGAACAAGGCGGGCACGGGCAGCTACCTGGAGCTGGTCTTCACGATTCTCGAAAGCGAACACAAGGGCCGGCAGCTTTGGTCAAGGCTGAACCTGGACAACCCCAACGAACTGGCGGTGAAGATCGCCCGGGCCGAACTGTCGGCCGTCTGCCGGGCGGTCGGGGTGCTCACGCCGCGCGACAGCGTGGAGCTGCACAACCTGCCGCTGGTCATCCGCGTGGGCTGCAAGAAGCGCAAGGACACCGACGAGATTGCCAATGTCATCCAGGGATTCGAGAAGCGAGACGCGGTGACCGGCCGGCCGCAGCAGGCGCTGACAAACACTCCTCCCTGGCGACGCTGAGACGATCATGTGCCATCACCTGCGTGCACCACTACGGTACTTTGGGGGAAAGGGTGCTATGGTCACCAAACTGCTGCGCCATGTGCCTCTTGGGGGGCGGCCGTACTGCGAGCCGTACATGGGCGCCGCTAGTCTGTTTTTTGCACGCCCACCGGCACCAATTGAAGTACTCAACGACGTTGACGGCGAATTAGTGAATCTGTTCCGATGCCTTCAAAATCCGCAGACGTTTGCTGAATTGAGGCATCGGTTGTTGTATACTCTTTATGCCAGAGCTGAGTTCTGCCGCGCATTGGAGATATTGAAGGACCACCCTGTCACGGACCCGGTGATGCGCGCGTGGGCGTTTTTTGTGAGCCGCAATTTGGGAGTTGCGACAACAATTCGCACCGCCGGCAATTGGAGCCGCACATTCACGTCTCGATCTGGCATAGCCGATACGACAAACCGTTGGATCATGCGACTCACCAGGTTGGCCGACTGGCATCGCCGGTTGTTGGTGGCTCAGATCGACAACCGCGACGCCCTTGACGTGATTCGCTATTGGGATACCCCGGATGCAGTCTTTTACGTAGACCCGCCATATCACCCCGCCACGCGGCGCACAAAGAGCACCTACGCCGTCGAGCCGAGCCATGGCCATCACGAAGCATTAGTGGCAACGCTATTAGCATGCCGCGGAGCTGTGGTACTGTCGTGTTACGACCATCCCGTGTATGTCCCCTTAGTGGCCGCTGGTTGGCAAAAAACGGAGTATGCCGTTGCCTGCCACGCGGCCGTACACACGCGCAATTTTGGTTTACAGGGGCCAGGCGCAGCGAGACGCCAGGCGCCCCGTACAGAGGTCGTGCTCTCCAATATGCGAGCCGTCGAAATGTTGAAACAATCCTCGAGAGAACATCATGCCCAATAGCGCTCGCAAGGGCAAACGCGGCGAACGGGAGGCCGCGGCCGAAATCGCGCGACTGTTTCGGGTCGAGGCCCGCCGGGGCAGGCAGTACTGCGGCGCCCCGGAGGCCCCCGACATCCGCACGGCCATCGCGGGCGTCCACTTCGAGGTCAAACGTTGCGAGGCTTTGCGACTCTACACAGCTTTGGAGCAAGCCGTGGGGGATGCTGGCCAGAACGTGCCTTTGGTTCTCCATCGTACCAACGGCAAGCCTTGGGTGGCGATCCTGCGGCTGAAGGACCTGCCCCAGTTGGCCGTGCAGCTCTATCTGACGCTGGTCCAGAACGCATGAGTCGTAGTCCAAAGTAAGATCTGGCTCAGTTATGCAGATCATCACCGTCTGGTCTCTACGCGAGACGCTGGCGTGGTTAACGGATACCGAGTTCGCCGATTTGATGGCAGAGGGTCAAAATGAAGACGAACGACATCGCGCGGCAGGTTACGCTGACTGGTATCAGCGACATCATGTTCGACCGCTATGCGGGGGACAATCAGACACAGTTGAGGCCGGACCAGAAGTTCTACCTCAAGAGCGACGGCACTATCTGCCTGCCGTGCCAGAACGTCCTCTCTCTGCTCTCGGCGCAGAACACGCCGTCCGCGCCAAAGCGGTTCCTCGACTCCCGAAAGTATAAGCGGGTGGCCGCCGCGCTGTGCAGTTTCGTGGCCATTGAGCCAATGGACATTCCCTTCATCCGTGACGGGAAGCCCATCGTCTTCGGTGGCTTCGACGAAAAGGAGCGTGATCCCCAAAGCGGCTCATACGTCCATCGCTCGGTGGCCCGGCTGAAAAACGGCGTTCCAAACCCCAAGCTGCGGCCCGTGCTGCCGCTGCCGTGGGAACTCCGGTTCACGCTTACGCTTTACCAGAACGAGGAGGTGAACGAGGAGACGTTGCAGAACCTCCTCGTCCGCGCGGGCGTGGCAATTGGTCTTGGCACCTTTCGGGGCGTGTACGGCAAATTTCGAGTCACGAATTGGCGAGTAGTTTGAGGCGAGGCAAGGCGGGGCGGGGCAGGGCGCGGCGAGGCGGGGCGCGGCCAGGCGAGGCGCGGCGCGGCGAGGCAAGGCAAGGTTTGGTGAAGTTTCGTAGTCTGGCTTCGTGATGCCTTTGGCATCACGAAGCCAGGCAAAGCGTGGGGAGGCGCAAACATGAAACGCTTGTTGCTGTTGGCCGATTTACACTGCGGCCACCTGGTCGGGCTCACGCCGCCCGCGTGGCAGACGGAGGCCCCTGAGTCTGATGGCCGCACCAAGCGGGCCAAATTCGCCCCCATCCAGCGCGAGGCGTGGCAGTGGTACGCCAAGAATGTAGCGGCCGGCGGCCCCTATGATTTGGTGGTCGTCAACGGGGACGCCATCGACGGGCGGAATGATCGCTCGGGGTCATGCGAGCAAATCACTCCCGATCGCCAAGAGCAAGTGGATATGGCTTGTACGGCGATCCGCCAGGCGATGATCGGTAAGCCTAAATTGGTGATGACTTACGGCACGGCCTATCACACTGGCGACCAAGAGGATTGGGAAAACGATATTGCCAAAGAACTCGGGAGCATGAAAATCGGTTCTCACGAATGGATTGACATTGAAGGCGTTGTCTTCGACGTCAAACATCATATCAACAGTTCACAAGTGCCTTATGGGCGCCACACGGCCTTAAACCGTGACGCTGTGTGGAGCTTGATTTGGGCAGACAAGCAGTATACGCCGCGGGCGCAGGTCGTAGTTCGCTCACATGTGCATTACTTTGCTGCGGCGTTGGACGATATGGAACCTCACCTCCGCCTGACAACTCCTGCGCTCCAGGCAATGGGTACGCGATTCGGCGCGCGCCAGTGTAGTGGACTGGTCAGTTTTGGTTTCGTGATTTTTGAGGTCAGACGCGGCGCGATTACCCGATTTGAACCGGTGTTGGCGACGTTGCGCCACCAAACGGCGAAACTTTTACAGGTGTGAACGCGGCCCGGCAAGGCCCGGCAAGGCTAGGCTAGGCATGGCGCGGCATGGCCCGGCGCGGCGCGACAAGGCAAGGCAAGGCAAGGTTGTGTGACGTTTCGCGGCCTGGCTTCGTGATGCCGCCAAGGGTATTACGAAGTCAGGCACGGCTTGGCAAAGCAAGGTTATCTCTGCGATGCTCATCAAGCTGGTGGGCAAACGGTGGCGGGTCCGGTTCGTGTCTCGCATGGCCGATGAGGGCCGATGCGATCCGCCCGATCAGCCGCACAAGACTATCTCGATTGCCCGCCGGCTCCGCGGGGAACGGCAACTCGACGTGCTGCTACACGAGCTGCTCCACGCGTGCAACTGGCAGTTGGCCGAAGAACATATCACCCAGATCGCCACCGATATCGCCCGGGCACTGTGGCGGCTGGGCTATCGACAGACAGAGGCCGTAGACAGATCAGTGAAATGATCCGCGTTTTCCCGCGTAAGACGAAATGGACGCCTACCGACGATTTGGCCTTTGTCGGCGAGCCTCCACTTTTCCGACCAATGGATCAAGAGAAACCGGTACTCATATCGGTCACATTCACCTGGGATTTGCCTACAGCGCGTCGATTGCAACAGAGCTGGCTGCGGTTCTACCGGGATGTGCGCATTGGCGGGCCGGCGTTAGACGATCCGGGCGACACCTTCGTACCGGGTCGGTTTGTCAAGACGGGCGTAACGTTTACTAGCCGAGGCTGTCCGAAGCGCTGCCCCTGGTGCTTTGCATGGCGCCGGGAAGGGCCGATCCGGCTTCTGCCGATCATCCCGGGTCGGATCGTCCAGGACAGCAACCTGCTGGCTTGCCCCAAAAGGCACATTCAGGCCGTTTTCGATATGCTGAGCAACCAGCACGCCGTGGTATTCTCCGGCGGCCTGGATGCGACGCTGTTTGGTGATTGGCACAGGAAGCTACTTGACAAGATTCATTTGGAAGCAGTCTGGTTTAGCTGCGACACGGCATCGGCGATTCCGCACCTAAAGCGCGCGGCCCACATTTGCGAGGGCATCCCAGAAGAGAAGCGCCGTTGCTACGCCCTTATCGGATTCGGCGACGAATCGCTGGCGGATGCCGAGAGGCGATTGGAGTGCATTTACGAACTCGGCTTCCTGCCCTTCGCGCAGCTATTTCGGGGCGAAAATACCAACGATTGGTCGCCCGCCTGGCGTGCCTTGGCCCGAAAATGGGCCCGGCCGGCTGCGTATCGAATCAAAAAGCTAAAGACGGAAACAGGGGCCATGTATGAGCTGTCTGCGTCCCTACCAGCAAGCAGCCGTTGAGGCCATCTATGCGCATCTAGGGACACGAAACGACAATCCGGCCGTGGTGTTGCCCACCGCGGCCGGCAAGAGCTGGGTGATTGCCCAGTTGGTCAAAGACGCCGTGCTCTGTTGGAACGGACGGGTGTTGGTCCTCGCCCACGTGAAGGAACTGTTGCAACAGAACACCGAGAAGATTCGCCGGCTCGCCCCCGAGGTGCCTATCGGCATCTACTCGGCTGGCCTGGGCCGCCGCGAGACGCATAAGCCGGTGATAGTCGCCGGTATTCAATCGGTCTACAAGCGAGCCTGCGAGCTGGACGTCTTTGACTTGATAGTCGTTGACGAATGCCATCTTATCCCCGCCGAGGGCGAAGGGATGTACCGGCAGTTTGTAGCCGAGGCAAAGATTGTCAATCCGAACCTGCGGGTCATCGGGCTGACAGCCACGCCATTTCGCCTGTCCAGCGGGCTGATTTGCACACCGGACGGCATTCTTAACCAGATCTGCTACGAGGTGGGCGTCAAAGAATTGATCCGCGACGGCTACCTCTGCCCCTTGGTCACGAAGGCCGGAGTCCACAAGGTAAACTTCGGACAACTACACATCCGCGGCGGCGAGTTCGTGGCCGACGAGGTGGAAGACTTGATGGACGATGACCGGCTGGTGGCGGCCGCCTGCGGCGAGATCGTGGCCTTTACGCATGACCGCCAAAGCGTGTTGGTTTTCGCCTCCGGCGTGCGGCACGGACGCCACGTGGCCAAGGTGCTCGCCGAGATATCCGGCCAAGAGGTGGACTTCCTCGATGGCCAGACGCCGGCCGCCGAGCGGGGGAAGTTGATCGCCCGTTTCCGCCGCGAACCGCTCCCAGGCGACCTGTTCGGCCACACGCCGCCACCGCTCAAGTACCTGGTGAACGTCAACGTGCTGACCACCGGCTTCGACGCCCCGAATATCGACTGCGTGGCCATCCTGCGGCCCACCATGTCGCTGGGATTGTGGTATCAAATGGTCGGCCGCGGCTTTCGCCTGCACCCGGGCAAACAAAACGCCTTGATTCTGGATTTCGGCGGCAACGCCCTGCGCCATGGGCCAGTGGATCAACTGAAGCTGCCCGAAGCGCCCGGGCGGAACAGCGGCGAAGCCCCGGCCAAGGAATGTCCCGAATGTCATGCGGTCGTGGCCGCAGGCTACTCCCAATGCCCCGAGTGCGGCTACGAGTTCCCGCCGCCCGAGCGCCAGAGGCACGACGCCCGGGCCGGCACCGCCGGCGTGCTTTCCAACCAGGTGGTCGATACCGAGTACGAGGTGCTTGACGTGCGTTACAGCGTCCACAGCAAGCGGGACGCCCCGCCGGATGCCCCCAAGACCATGCACGTGGAATACCGCATTGGCCAACTCAGCTCGGTATCCGAATGGATTTGCTTCGAACACGACGGCTACGCTCGCTGGAAGGCCGAACAGTGGTGGCGCCGGCGTTCGCCCGATCCGGTGCCCGACTCAGCCGAGCGGGCCGTGGAGATCGCCGAGGCGGGCGGCGTGGCGTGCATCGAGAAGATCGTGGTGCGCACGGTGGCCGGCGAGAAGTACGATCGCATCGTCGGCTACACGCTAGGGCCCAAGCCGGAGACAGTGCCCATCGAGAGAGCGGCAGACGACTTGGCGGATGTGCCATTTTGAAGAGGGCGACACTTCCTGGGATGCGGATGGAGGCGTTATGGCGACATTTTTCCGGCGACTCCCCGGCATAAGGAGCAACCATGAAAGAGGTCACTATCACGATCAAAACCACGCTGAACGCAAAGGGCGAAATCGACGAGCACGAGATTACGGGCTACGTCGATCCGCGATTCCCTGGCCTAGCGATCCACCCGGCCTGGGACTTCTTTCTTGACGACTGGGCGGTAACGCACATCCGAAGCGGGATGCAGGTCGCCAAGCTGCCCACGCGGGCCGCCGCCACGGCCGCCTTGCAACTGATTGGACGATTGCAGAACTGGGACGGGCCGCAAGAGGAGGTTGCCGCCCTGGGCGAGCCGCGCGAAGCCCGCTGGCTGCGCACGAGCGTCTACGGCATCGTGGAGCGGATCAAGAGCGACCGGCAAGCGGCACTCAGCGCCGCTGGGGAAACAGGCGCGATCGACGCCGCGAGCCTTGAGGCGGCCCTGGAAAAGTGCCGCTGCGACAAAATGCGTCGGGTATGGCGAAGCCGCTCCCCGGTAACGCAAAACAAGTGGGCGGGGCCGGCTGCGGACCTTTCCAAGGCGACGGCCACGAGCGAAGAGAAATCGAAACTGGCCGCCGCGCTCTATGCCGCCGCCAGCGATTTCAGCCCCGGCGGCAAGTTCCGACCGGCCGCACTGAACGTTCAAGAGTGGAAACAGCTTGCCAAGCGGGTCCGCGAGTACCTGACCGATCCGCCGGAAAAGGCCCTGTCACGCGGACAGTATGAGGCCAAGCGGCGGGCCGCCCGCAAGCTCTGCCGGAAAGGATAGAGCAATGGCTTACATCTATCAGGCCGATGTGTATTGCCACGACTGCGGCCGGGAAATATGCCGCTGGAGGCGTTATGGCGACATTTACTGAGTTGGTAGTTGACGAGCTGGCCCGGGCGCAGAAAGCCTGCCATCCGATCCGAACCCAACATGAAGGCATCGCGGTCCTGGAAGAAGCATTTCTGAAGGCGCGGGGCGAGGTCTTTCAGCGCGAGCTGCATGCCAAGAAGCTGCTCGGCGAATTGGTCCAGGTGGCCGCCATGGCGCAGCGCGTCGCGGAGGATTTGGGCTTTTGCCTGCCACCGATCGTTCCGCCGCCGGATCGGGATTTGGTGCGGACCCTGCTCAGCGCCCGGGCGCTCTTGAATGATGCGATCGTGCTTGCTTCTGAGGAGAAGGAACCGTATGGGCGAACTTGAGATTGAAGTGCAGGGCGAAGTGGTCCAAGTGCCACAAGAAGGCCTGACCCGGTTCGCCACCGGCGCGGTGCGCGGCACCGACGCCAACGGCGAGCGATGGGATCTGATCACACCCATCGGCCTGCGGCGCTTGGCTGAGACCTGCGCCGAAGGAGTGGCCAAGTACGGCGAGCACAACTGGGCCCGGGGTATCCCGGCCAGCGTGATGCTCAACCACGCCCTCCGGCACATCTACCTGTACTTGGCGGGCGATGCGAGCGAGGACCATCTAGCCCATGCCGCGTGGAACATCCTTGGCGTCTGCCATTTCGAGGAGGCTATGCCCGACATGATCGACATTCCGGCGCGGAAACAGAAGCGGGGATGATCGAGACGGCGCTGAAATACCTGTGGGCGGGCTTGTGCGTGCTACCGGCGGTGCGGGCGGAAAAGCGCCCGGCCGTGCCACGCTGGAAAAAGTTCCAGCGCGCGCTGCCCAGTGAAGAGCAGCTCGCGGCCTGGTGCCGCCGCGCCGATGCCCTATGCCTGATCTGCGGGGCCGTCTCGGGCAACCTGGAAATGCTCGATTTCGACCTCGGCGGCGAGACGTTCAACGCCTGGCACGCCAAGGTGCGAGAAAGCGACGCAACGCTTCCAAACCGGCTGGTCATTGAGCAATCGCCCTCGGGCGGCTGGCATGTCATCTATCGCTGTCAGGAGCCAGTATGCGGGAACCTGAAGCTCGCCCAGCGGATCGAGCTGGTCAACGGGCCGGACGAGGTGGCCATCGCTGGCAAGACCTACAAGCCGAGGCAGGACGCCCAAGGCCGCTGGCACGTCGTGCTGACGACAATCGAAACCCGCGGCGAAGGTGGGCTCTTCCTCTGCTCGCCGACGGCTGGCTATGAGCTGTTGCAAGGCGACTTGACGGCACTACCTGTGATCTCGGCGGTTGAACGGGAGACGCTGTTGGAGGCGGCCTGGTCGCTCAACGAGTATTGGCCGCAGCCGGCCGGCGGCAGTGGCGGCAGACCGGACCCCAACGGCCGCCCCGGCGACGACTTCAACCAGCGGGGCGACATCCGATCCGTGCTTCAGCGGCATGGCTGGATTTTGGTCAAGGCCAATGGCGACGGCAACGAGCACTGGCGCCGGCCCGGCAAGACCTCGGGCACCTCGGCCACACTCAAGGACGGTGTGTTCTACGTGTTCTCGTCTAGCGCCGCGCCGTTCGAGCCGAACCAGGCGTACTCAGCGTTTGCGGTGTACGCCCTGCTGGAGCACGGCGGCGACTACGCGGCCTCCGCGTCCACGCTGCGAGCTCAGGGTTTCGGTGACGATGGTGGGCCGCCGCAGCCCGTGGACCTGTCGGGCCTCATCGGCTCAAGCGACGCGCCGCCCCCCGCAGAGCCCACCACGCCGGACCCCGGGCCCATGCCGGAAGAGCTTCTGGACGTACCCGGCTTCATCCAGCAGGTGGTTGACTACACGCTGGCCGTCTCGCCCTATCCCCAGCCGGCCCTGGCCTTCGCCACAGCGCTAGTGCTTCAGGCCTTTCTCGCTGGCCGCAAGGTACGCGACGTGGCCGACAATCGCACCAACCTCTATGTCCTGGCCCTAGCCAACAGCGGCGCGGGCAAGAACGAGCCCCGAAAGGTCAATCAGCGAATCTGTGTCGAGGCCGGTCTCCAGGATTGTTTGGGTGACGCCTTCGCCTCCGGGGAAGGCATCGAGGACCGCCTGTTCGTCACACCGTCGGTTCTGTTTCAGACCGACGAGATCGATGGCCTGATGAACGCCATCAACCGGGCCTCTGACGCCCGCCACGAAGGCATCATGAATGTGCTGCTGAAAATGTACACCTCCAGCAGCACCATCTATCCCATGCGGGTCAAGGCCGGCGGCCAGTCGCCCGGGGTGATCGATCAGCCCTCGCTGTGCATACTCGGCACGGCCGTGCCGAAGTACTACTACGAGGCCCTCAGCGTACGCATGCTTAACAACGGCTTCTTCGCCCGGCTGATCGTGCTGGAGGTGGGCAAGCGGGGCCGGGGCCAGACGCCGGTGTCCCTGCCCATTCCGGAGGCCATCCTGCACACCGCGCAGTGGTGGGCTGATTTCCGTCCTGGGGAAGGCAACCTCCAGAACTGGCACCCCGTCCCGGTCTGCGTGGAGGCTACGCCGGAGGCCGCAAGCGCCTTGGAGGAGTTCCGCGCGCTAGCCGATGACCGCTACGCCGAAGCCGAAGATCAAGACGACCCGGCAGGTATGGCTATCTGGGCCCGGGCCTACGAGAAGGCCCGCAAGCTGGCGCTTGTCTACGCCGCAAGCGAGAACCATCTTCAAATGCGGATCGACGAGCCGGCCGTGCATTGGGCGCGGCGATTCGTGGACTACCAGACGCGGCGGATGCTCTTCATGGCCGGCCAACACGTGGCTGAGGGTGAGTTCGACGCCCGCTGCAAAAGGATGATCGAAGTGCTCGCCGGGTGGCGGCGGCGCCGTGGCGACGAGTGGATGCCGCACTGGTATCTGTGTCGGCGCCTCGGTTGGAGCAATCGGAACATCGAGGAGGTTCGCAACGCACTCGTGAACCAGCGGCGCATTGCCTACGAGATCGGTGCCAGCAGCGGCGGCGGGCCGATTGCCGCGCGCTATCGTCTACTGCTGTCGGGCGGCGAGAAGCTGCCGCCTGGTTGTCGCCCAGTTACCGCCCAGTTACCGCCTGCTTAAAGCGGTAACCGGGCACCTAACATTGCGATGCAATGTCACCAGCAAGAGGGAGTTACCGCTAGTTACCGCCAGGTTACCGCCTAGGCAAAGGCGGTAACCGGAAAAGACGTAAGTATATATATGATATATATTTATATTTTTTTCCTCCTAGTTACCGCCTTACCGCCTACCCCCCCTACACGCGCACGTGTCCGCGCGTGTGTTTGCGCGCGTATTCGCGCGCGCGCGCGCGCGTACGCGCGCGCGAGGACAAGGGCGCGCGCCCTTGCCCTCGCGCGCACGAGGGCAAGGACGATGATCGATTAGGTACTTCCCGGCGGTCACCCCCCCGAGAGGGCTGCGGGAACACCACCGCGATTGAGCAGAGTTTCTTTTCGTAGTTCGGACGCTTGACGCGAGGAAGCAAGCATGAAGGCAGAGGTAGTTGAATGAACCATCTTGTGTACCTTGCCAGTCCCTACTCACACCCCGTCACGGCCGTGCGTCAACAGCGCTTCGAAGCCGCCTGCCGCGCAGCGGCGGCACTCATCCGGCACGGCCACATCGTGTTCTCACCGATTGTCCACAGCCATTCCATGGCCCGGCACGGATTGCCTTTGGATTGGAATTTTTGGGAGAGGCATGACCGGCGGTTCTTGGCCGCCTGCGATGAGCTGTGGGTGCTTCCGCTCGATGGGTGGCAGCACAGTCGGGGTGTGCAAGCCGAGATTGACATCGCGCTGGCGCTTGGCAAACCGGTCCACTTTGTAGTGGAACTGTCCGAAGAGAAGGCGCCCCAATGGCAGCCGGTGAAGAGGATACACGATGCGTCTACGTGAGAAGCGAGAGGTTCTGATGCCTGACGACGCCGCCTTCGGGCCCCATCACGCTTGCATGCCTGTCGGTGATCGAAAGCACCTTGCCCGGCAGCATCGGCAAGCAATCCCGCTCAACTCCCAGGCCTTACGGCTGGCGGATTTGGCCCGAATTCTGTCTGCTTTGGGGCCGCGGCCGGTGACCGTGGAATGGCTCCAAGCGGACATTGACGCCGGGGCCCCGGCCAACGCCGACGGCACGCTGAACCTGGTGCAGTATGTGGCCTGGCTGGTCAAGGAGATAGGCCGTGGCGGTTGACCTCAGGCGATTGCGTCCCAGCGAGCTATGCCGGCTAGTCAATTCCGCGTCGCTGGGCACGGTCTTGAACGAGCGGCAACTGCGTCGGCACCGCACCCGGGCCGGTTTTCGCATCGGCGATGGCCGGCGCGTGGACCTGTTCCGCTATGCGGCTTGGCTGGTGGAATTGCGGCACACGCCCAAGCCGCAAGCCGAGGGCGACCCCTACGAGAAGCTCAAAGAGCGTGCCGCGGCCCGGAGCAAAGCCCTTTCGCTTGCCGGCCGCGACATCGGCGAACTACCGGTGGTGGTCCATCCCAAGCGGAAAGCGCAAGCCGCCCAAGACTTCCGCTTCTTCTGCGAGCAGTACTTCCCAATGACGTTCTATTTGGCTTGGTCGCCGGATCACCTAAAAGTGATGGCCAAGATTGCGCAAGCGGTGCTTCACGGCGGGCTATTTGCCTTGGCAATGCCCAGGTCAACCGGGAAAAGTTCCATCGCGGAGACCGCCTGCCTTTGGGCCGTGCTTTATGGCCATCGGGAGTTCGTGGCGCTGATCGGCTCGGACGAAGGCCACGCGATGGACATGCTCGAATCGATCAAGATGGAGCTGGATGGCAACGAGCTCTTGCTGGAAGACTTCCCCGAGGTGGTCTACCCGATCCATTGCCTGGACGGGATCGCCAACCGCTGTAGCGGCCAACTTTATCGAGGCGAGCGGACCCACATTGGCTGGACGGCCAAAGACATCGTGTTGCCGACCATCCCGGGGAGCAAGGCCTCAGGCGCGATCATCAAGGTAGCGGGATTGACGGGGCGCATCCGTGGGATGAAATTTAAGCGGGCCGATGGGAAGACCGTAAGGCCCAGCCTGGTGGTGCTCGACGACCCGCAGACTGACGAATCGGCCCGAAGCCTTTCGCAGTGTGCCACGCGGGAGAGCATCTTGGCTGGGGCCGTCTTGGGCCTGGCCGGGCCGGCCAAGAAGATCGCCGGGGTCATGCCTTGCACCGTGATCCGCTTAGGCGATATGGCCGACAACATTCTGAATCGAGACAAACATCCGGAGTGGAACGGCGAGCGCACCAAGCTGGTTTACAGCTTTCCCGCGAACGAGAAGCTTTGGGCCCGTTACGCCGAATTGCGGGCCGCAAGTTTTCGCCGGGGCGGCCACGGCGAGGAGGCGACCGAGTTCTATCGGCAGAATCGCGAGGCGATGGACGAAGGAGCGATTGTTGCCTGGCCCGAACGTTACAACTATGACGAGCTTTCGGCTGTACAGCATGTTATGAACCTGAAGCTTCAGGACGAGCGAGCCTTTTGGGCTGAGTACCAGAACGAGCCTTTGCCGGAGGAAATGGTCGAAACAGAGGATCTGACGGCGGATCAGATTGCCGCCAAATTGAACCGGATGCGCCGGGGTGAGGTGCCTGTCGGTTGCAACCATTTGACGATGTTCATTGACGTGCAGCAAGGCTTGTTGTTCTTCGTGGTGGCGGCATGGGAGGACGATTTCACCGGCTACGTGATCGATTACGGCACCTATCCGCCGCAACATCGGCCCTATTTTTCGCTCCGCGATGCCCGGCCCACACTTGCGGCGGTGACCAAGGCCGGTGGCGTAGAAGGAGCGATCTACGCCGGGCTGGAAAAACTCGCGGACGACTATCTGGGCCGTGAGTTCCACAGGGACGACGGGGCCTGCTTGCGGATCGAGCGGTGTCTGATTGATGCCAATTGGGGACAATCCACCGATGTGGTTTACCAGTTTTGCCGCCAGTCGGCCCATGCCGCGGTGGTGATGCCCAGCCACGGGCGGTTCATCGGGGCATCCAGTCGGCAGCTCAACGACTATCAGCGCAAGCCGGGCGACCGCTGCGGGCTCAACTGGCGCATCCCGAATGTCCAGGGCCGCCGGGCCGTGCGGTATGTGATCTATGACACGAACTTTTGGAAATCATTTGTCTGCGCCCGGCTGACCGTGGCAATGGGCGACCCGGGGTGTCTTTCCCTGTTTGGCGACGACCCGGTGCGACACCGGCTGTTTGCCGAGCACGTGACGGCTGAGTACCGGGTGAAGACCGAAGGGCGGGGCAGGACCGTAGACGAGTGGAAGCTGCGCATGTCGGCGGGCGACAACCACTGGTTGGATTGTCTGGTGGGCTCTACGGTGGCCGCGTCGATCCAGGGGGTTTCACTGCCGGGTATGTCCGCCGAACCGAGCAAGGAACGCCGGCGGGTGAGTTTTGCAGAGCTTCAGCGGAGGAGGCGAGGCCAGCATGGATGACGTATCTTCAGTTCAGACCCCCCAACGCCCATCTAGAGAAGTTTCGCAGACACTCCCCACGCCCCAAGTTCCTAAACCGGAGCGTGGTATTGCCTGCCCGCGGTGCGGGTGTTGCCATTTGCACACTACCCACACCGAGCCCTTGCCCAGCGGTCGCATCCGCCGCCGGCGTGTGTGCCGCTACTGCGGCCGGCGCGTAATCACTGTCGAGCGTGCAGCTGTGGGGGCGGAACTGTAGCTGCACTGCGCCGTTCATCCTTTTTGAAGGGGCGGCCCCCCGCCGAGCGCGGCCCTACCGCGGAGTTGTTTTTGAAAAATTTTGGGGGGTACGGATCGGACATTGCTATATGTAGCAATCGCATTTTTTGCTGCGCGTATATAGGGGTAGAGGGACAGAGGATGACCGACGAGCTGGAAGATACCATTCGCCAGAACGCGCAGGGGCCGGCCAAGGTGGCCAGCGACGCGGGCACGGTCGAACAGCACCCGCTGTCCGACCAGATCGAAGCCGACCGCTACCTGGCCAGCAAGGAGGCGACTGGCAAGACCAAGCGCGGGTTGAGATTCAACAAGCTCGTTCCGCCGGGGGTGAACTGAGTTGTTTGCGTGGATGCGGCAGTTGTGGCCCAGGAAGGCCACCCCTTTTCGTCGTCGCCCGCGTGCGTGGCGGGCCGTTTCGGCTAGCGTAGCTCAAGTTGGCAGAGCGGCTGATTTGTAATCAGCAGGTTGTGAGTTCGAGTCCCTCCGCTAGCTCCACTCGTTCCGCCGGGGGTGAACTGAGTTGTTTGCGTGGATGCGGCAGTTGTGGCCCAGGAAGGCCACCCCCTTTCGTCGTCGCCCGCGTGCGTGGCGGGCCGTTTCGATCAAGGCCCGCTACGACGCGGCGACAACCACCGAAGAGAACCGCCGGCATTGGGCGGCTGCCGATGGGCTTTCGGCCCGGGCAGCCAATAACCCCGAGGTCCGGCGCATCCTGCGGAACCGCGCCCGGTACGAGGTGGCCAACAACAGTTACGCGCGGGGCATTGTGCTGACGCTGGCTAATGACCTGATCGGCAGCGGCCCGCGGCTTCAAATGCTTACCGCCACTGCGGAGGCTAACCGGCGCATCGAGCAGGAATTTGCCCGATGGGCCAAGGCGGCGGGGTTGGCCGAAAAACTTCGTACTATGCGCATGGCCCGGGCTCAGGACGGCGAGGCCTTTGCCATTCTAACCAGTAACCCGCGATTGCCCACCCAAGTAAAGCTGGACTTGCGGCTGGTCGAGGCCGACCAGGTAACCACCCCAGACTTGCTCCCCCTTGGCGGCAGCGCTGTGGACGGCATCGTCTTCGACGCCTTCGGCAACCCGGTCGAGTACCACGTACTGCGGCAACATCCGGGCGATGCGCTGGTGGTTTCGGGCGTCCAGTATGACCGCTTGCCGGCTGAGGCCGTGGTGCACTGGTTCCGGGCCGATCGTCCCGGGCAGGTTCGCGGGATTCCCGACCTCATGCCGGCCTTGCCACTCTTTGCGCAGCTTCGGCGTTTCACACTGGCGGTGCTCGCCGCGGCTGAGACGGCGGCCGATTTCGCTGGCATTCTCTACACCGACGCCCCGCCGGGCGGCGAGGCGGACGCGGCCGAACCGTTCGAGCCCATCGAACTGGAGAGCCGAGCCCTGGTCACCATGCCCGGTGGCTGGAAGATGAGCCAGCTTCAGGCCGAACAGCCCAGCACCACCTACGCGGAGTTCAAACGAGAAATCCTCAACGAAATCGCCCGCTGTCTGAATATGCCGTTCAACATCGCGGCGGGCAACTCGTCCAGTTACAACTACGCCTCCGGCCGGCTGGACCACCAGACCTACTACAAGAGCCTCCGCGTCGAGCAGGCCCACCTGGAGGCCGCGGTCCTGGACCGGGTGCTTTCGGCCTGGCTCGATGAGGTGGTGCTGATCCCAGAACTCTGGCCGGAGGACCTGGGGCCGTTTGCCGACTGGCCGCACCAGTGGTTCTGGGACGGGCAGGAGCACGTGGACCCAGCCAAAGAGGCTACGGCCCAGGCCACGCGATTAGCCAGCCACACCACGACCTTGGCCTACGAATATGCCCGACAGGGGCAGGACTGGGAAGATGCTTTGCGCCAGCGGGCCAAAGAACAGGCCATGATGCGCGAGCTGGGGCTTACTTCAGCCCAAGTCCTGCCCATGCCGGATCAAGAATCCTTGGACAAAGACCGCGATGAGGAGGAAGTGACTAATGCCGCTGCCTGAAAGGAAACCCGGCGAATCGCATGATGCGTTCATCGAGCGATGCATGGGCGATGCAGTCATGGTCGAGGAATTCCCCGACGCAGCTCAGCGCCGGGCCGTCTGCGAGCGACAAGCCCGGGTCCGCACTGAGGCGTACCTGAACCTGATCTGCGATCCGGGTTCGATCACGATCGAGGCGGCGGAGGATGGTCATGTCGATGGCAGGCCCAAGCTGCCGCGGTTCTCGATGGTTGCCTACACGGGCGGGCCCATGCGGATCGCCGGCTGGCGGTATCCGGTGATTGTGGACCTTGCCGGCCTGTCCATTTCGGCACAGAGCCGGCCGATCCGCTTTGGCCACGACATGGCAAGCGGGGTGGGGCATACCGACGCCATCCGCATCGAGGATGGGCGGCTGGTGGCCACGGGCGTGGTGTCCCGCGACACGCCGGTGGCCAAGGAGATTGTCGCTTCGGCCAAAAACGGCTTCCCTTGGCAGGCCTCGATTGCGGCGGCCGTCGAGGAGTTCGAGTTCGTTCGCGAGAACCAGGAGGTGATGGTCAACGGCCGCCAGTTCGCCGGACCGGTCAATGTGGTCCGCAAGGCCAGCTTAGGTGAGATCAGTTTCGTGGATCTGGGGGCCGACGGGGCCACTAGCGTCAATCTGGCCGCAGCAAGCAAGGAGGAAACCCAACAAATGGAAAACCTTTCTGACACCAACAAACAGGATTTGGAGCATACTAGGATGCAATGCAAGAAAATTTCGACTGACAAGCAGGCCGTGGCTGATGCAGGGGCAGACGCACGCGCCGCCGAACCTTCCCCCCAATCCCCGCCTTCCAAGCCATCCACCTCGGACACCCCGGCTGTCGAGGCTGCACAGGTGCTAGCGATCCGCATGATCTGCGGTGGTAAGCATCCGGAGATCGAAAGCCAGGCAATCGAGGAGCGATGGGATGTCAATCGGACGGCCCTGGCCGTGCTGCGCGCCGAGCGCCCCAAGGCCCCAGCAGTCCAGATCCGCAGTCCCGAGTTGGTTACCGGGCGATTGCTGGAGGCCGCCTGCATGCTGACGGCCAAGGGCCAAGGTCTGAAAGACCTCTACGACGAGCCCACACTGGAAGCGGCCGGTCGCCGGTTCCGCGGCGGGATCGGCTTGCAAGAGTTGCTGTTGGAAGCTGCCTGGGCTAACGGCTACACGGGCCGCAGTTTCCGTGATAGCCGCGCCGTGCTGCGGTTCGCGTTCCGGCCGGAGATTGAGGCCGGGTTCTCGACCATCGACATCGGCGGCATTCTCAGCAACGTCGCCAACAAGTTCCTCTTGGACGGGTTCTATTCGGTTGAAAAGACCTGGCGCAATATCTGCGCGGTGCGGAACGTCTCGGACTTCAAGGCCGTCACCAGTTACCGATTGATCGGCACGGACCAGTACGAGCAGGTGGCCCCGGGCGGGGAACTCAAACATGGCACCCTAGGCAACGAAACCTTCACGAACAAGGCCGACACCTACGGCCTGATGCTCTCGATCGACCGCCGGGACATTATCAACGACGACCTGGGGGCGATCACCACTGTGCCGCGCAAGCTCGGTCGCGGGTCGAGTCTGAAGCTGAACGATGTCTTCTGGAACACGTTCCTTGCCAATAGCAGCTTCTTCACGGCGGACAACAAGAACTACCTGGAGGGTGCCGATACGGTCCTTTCGATCGACGGCCTGACCAAGGCCGAAGTGGCATTCATGGACCAGGTGGACACGGACGGCAAGCCGATCGGGATCATGCCAGCGATCCTGCTGGTGCCCACGGCGCTATCTGCCATCGGCTCGCAGCTTTACAAATCGATGGAGCTGCGCGACACGACCTCCAGCATGAAGTACCCGGTTGCCAACCCACACCAAGGTAAGTTCCGGGTGGAGGTGTGCCGATATCTGTCCAATGCCGCCTACTCGGGCAGTTCTAGCAAGGCATGGTACTTGCTGGCCCTGCCGGATGATCTGCCGGTGATTGAGGTGGCATTCCTCAACGGCCAGGAGAGCCCAACGATTGAGACGGCGGAGGCCGATTTCTCGGTGCTCGGCATTCAAATGCGGGGCTACCATGATTTCGGTGTCGCCCTCCAGGACCCGAGGGGTGGCGTGAAGATGAAGGGCGAGGCGTAAGCGCGTCGGTAAAGACTTAAGGTTGAATACGGAGGGAAAAGTTCAATGGCACTTGCAGTGTTTGTGCAACAAGGAGACCAGATCGACTACACGCCGTCGGCGGATGTGGCGGCCGGCGATGTTGTCGTTCAGGCGGACCTGGTGGGTATTGCCCGCAGCGCGATTGTCGCCGGCGCGCTGGGCTCGCTCGCCGTGGCCGGGGCGTTCGACGTGGTCAAGGCGAGCGAGACGGAGTTTGCGGCCGGGAGCAAGGTCTATTGGGATGCCACCAACAAACTGGCCGTGGCCACCGACGGCGGCGGGGCCAACAAGCTCGTGGGCAAGGCCGTGCAAGTGGCCGGCAGCGGCGCGACCACGGTCCGCGTCCGGCTGAGCCAGTGATCCGCTCATGGGCGACCTGCTCGATAGCGGCCTGGGCTGGTTGGTCGAGAAGCTCCAGTCCCACGTCTCGCGGCCGGTGGTCTACAGGCGCGGCATCCATGAAATCACCGTGCAGGCGACCATCGGGCGGACGCTTCTGAAGCTGGACGACGGCTACGGCGGCGTGCGCATGGAGTGGACCGACCGGGACTTTTTGATCGCAGCAGAGGACCTGATTCTCGCCGGCCAGAAGACGTTGCCCTGGCGTGGCGACCAGATTCGGGAGACTCAAGACGGCAAGACGCTGGTCTACGAGGTGCTGGCGCCAGGCAGTGAACCCGAGTGGCGATGGAGCGATCCGTATCACAAGCTGCTGCGGATTCATGCCAAACAGATCGACGAGGAGTGATGAAGGATGATGCGACTGTATGTGGCAATTCTGGTGGCCGTGCTGATGGGGCTGGTCACAGTGGGTCTTGGGGCCGTGGTCGGCGGCAACCGGGCCCCGGACGGGACCGAGGTCCAGTGCGACCTGCCCGTGGAGCTGCATCGCCGCAACACCACCTCGCGGGGGCAGGGCTGCTGCGTGTGGACCTCGATCCACCATGCGGCCCTGTGGCAGAACGTGGCGGCCTATCAAGAGGCTCCCAAGTGGATTCAGGAGCATGGCATCCCGGGCGGGGCGTATCCCGGAGCCGTCGAGAAGTACCTGCCCGAGATGGCCCGCCAGCGCGGCCAGACCGAGGTGCCCGCTTTTCTGAACTACGAGGGCGGCGACCTGGGGCTGTTGAAGCTTGCTTGCCGCACGGGACGGATGCCCGCGGTCACGTACAGCTATAGCCCCAGTGGCCGCTATGGCGGCGGGCGGATCGCCCACATGGTCAACCTGGTCCACGCCGACGATCGTTACTTTGCCGTGTTGGATAACAACTACATCGGGGAAAACCAGATCGAATGGATGACGCCTGACGAGTTCCGGCGTTCATGGACGGGCTTGGGGGGCGGGTGGGCGGTGATCTTGTTGGCGGTGCCCCCGCCCCCCCCGCCAACCAACGCGGATTGATGGCTCTCACGCGAAGGACCTCTCATGTACGCACTGTTGTTTCCATTCTTGTTTGGCCAGTGTGGGCCTGGCGGTTGCGCGATCCCCTCGGACCCTTCGCAGTGGCAACCGATCGTAGTCGATCGCGCAGATCGGCAGACGGCCGTCATCGATGTGACAGTCATTCCGTGGAACGGGCAAGTCTGGTTCGATGGCCACGCATTACGGCTTGTAGCCGGCAAGGCCCGGGTCCGTCCCCAGCCCCTCGAACCGGGCCGCTACCAGTATCGCATAACGGCCCGGTGGGGCAATGTGGAGCGCCAGTGGACTCTGAGCTTTTCGCCCGGTCAGACAGTCCGTGTAGTGCTCCAGCGTGATGAAGCCGTGTCATCGACGCCGGAGAGCACCGCGGGAACGGCCAGCTCCTCGGTCGCTTCACCATCGCCATTGGGCTCAACCGAGCCGGCTCAGCCGCCACCGCCTTTGCCATCGCCGCCTCAGCCGTCTTCGACGACCCCCGACGCTACCGGCCGTGTTGTACCTCCCAGTGGCCCGGGCGCTGCGCCAGCATCCATGCCGAAAGACCAGTTACCAGCGGTGGAGCAGGACGGAGTCCAGAACTTCGGCATTGATCGTTCGAGACTGAACGGTTCGACCGAGCGGATCATGCTCGATGGCCGCCAGATTACGCGAGCGGATGCCGCGCGGTTCTTGCAGGCCGGCAGCTTGGTTGACGATAGCGGCAAGTTGCGCCTGACGGTGATCGGCATGGAGACCGATCGCCGCCGGGTGCTCGACGACTTGAAAGGCCCTTTGACCGATATCGCGGGCCAATGCCTGGTCCAAGACTATCCGCCGGATCACTGGGCGGTGGCCAAGGCGGGGTTCTACACGGCCGGCAAGCCGACGATCTACGTTCAAGACGCTGATGGTAAAGTATTGCATCGGCAAGACGACTACGCCGACGGGGCACCGGGCTTGCGGCAGGCCTTCGAACGATTGCGTAAGCCCGACCCGAATTATCGGCCTGACAAGGATCGCGATGCCAGAAAGCGGGATGGCAGTCTCCTGGCCGGGCTGCTTGATTTCTTGGGGCATCCTCTTCGCGTGGTCCTCTCGTGGCTTTTGGCCGCCGGCGTGGTGTTCGTCTTGATCGTACTAGTGGTGAAAGGCTGGTTGTTTTTTTTCCTGGGCTATTTGACGAGCCTGATACCTGCACCGCCCAAGAAGAGGCCGGATAGCTCTGCACCGGCGGCGCCGTCGGCTGGTTCTGCTCCATCTTCGGCTCAACCGGCCGCTGAAGCGGCGATTACAGGTGCGGCGGACCGGCTGGCCAATCTTATCAATCAGCAGGTGGCCCAAGCGGCGGCCGCGAAAGATGCTGCTGTCGCCGATGCGGTCAATCAGTTGGTGAACCAGGTGACAGCGAAGCTTTCTCTACAGGGGGGCACGGCATGAGACGGTTAGAGTGAATCGATTGGTGCCCCCGTGGTAACACGTTTGGCAGCCGACGCCGCCCCGAGCGCGCCGGCGCAGTATAAGGAAGGAGCCCCCCTCGTGACTTGGCGCGAATTTGGACGATGGCTGAGTCTGTGCGTGCACGTGTGCCCGTTGTTGAGGGATGACCCGGCCCCGGCGGCCTCACAGAAGCCTGATGACGCAGAAAGGGAGCGGGATGCGCATCCCGACGCGCTGCTAAGAGCAGCAGTAGTCGCCCTGGTGAATCATGTCGTCGATCTAGTGGTGGCCCGTTTAGCGGTGTGTGCTGCGCCGCCTAAGCCTGAGGCGGAGCCGGCGGAGCCGGAGCCCTCGACCGTGGAGCCCTCGACCGCGGAGCCCTCGACCGTGGAGCCCTCGACCGTGGAGCCTGAGGCGGAGCCGGCGGAGCCGGAGCCCTCGACCGTGGAGCCCTCGACCGCGGAGCCCTCGACCGTGGAGCCCTCGACCGCGGAGCCCTCGACCGTGGAGCCTGAG